TGATGTCGCCGTCTTTCGGGGGCTGGATGTCGCCGGGAAACTGCACGCCGGCAAACACCACCGAGCGGGACATGTCACGCAGGGGGCGCATCAAGGTCAGCCGGGTGCTGGCCATGCTGTTGGCGGTGCTGTTGACCTTGCGATCGGCGACCAGGCGAATCAGCAGGATCCGTACCTGGCGGGCGGCCTTGTCGACGATGCGCAGGTTTTCCACCACGGTGAAGTCACTGCCTGGCGCATCGAGCAGGTTCGCATCGCCCCAGAACATGCCCGGGTAGTCCGGGTAGGTCTGCGGCACCGACAGGCGGGCCTTGTCCAGTTCAGCCAGCACGGCGGACGGCAAGGCCACGCCGTCACTGTCGAGCGGCACCGGGCCAAGACCGATCAGCGCGCCGGTGGCCACGCGCATCGGACTGTCGGCAATGCTCACCTCGGCGGTGGCCAGGCGACCGGCCAGCACGCCCAGGTCATTGCCGTGCAACTGTGGCACCAGCAACACCCGAGGCGCGGAAACACCGCTGGTCAGGTTACGTTGCTCGGCCAGGTACTCCGACCACTTGGCGCTGTTTGTGATGCCGACGCTGGCCGCCATCACAAACAGCCGGCGTCCGTAGCGATTGCCCAGCTCGATCGCCGCCGCGTGCATGGCTTGCAGTTCGGCCGCTGTGGTCACCGGTTTGGTGATCACCACCGCCTCGACCGAGATGTTTTCGTTTTGCGCCTGCTCCAGGGCGTCGGCCCAGGCGCCGTCGGCGGCCATCGGTGCGGCCATGCAGGCCCAACGGCTGCCACCGTTGAGGCGGGCCGCGATGATCTGGGTTTTCAGGTCCGAGGCAGGAATGCCCAGCTCGGTGTCCAGGTCGCTGTCGGTGTTCAACGGAATCAACTTGCCGACGTTTTTCGCGGCGGGACCGATAAACAGAAAATAGCGCTCAATCTCCGTGACCGGGCCTTGTCCCAGGTTCAGGTTGTTGACGCTGACTTTGCCTTGAGCCATGAGGGGCCTCGTTAATGGGGTGAATTGAGGATTTGCGGGAGCAGCAGCTCGACCAGCGCACTGACTTCCTGCGCCGATGTCGGTCCAAAAAACTCGCGCTTGGGCAGGACGATGTCCCAGGCTTGGGGGCCGGGTGTTTCGTCCTTGAGCAGGCGGATCAACAGGCCGGCCTTGGCGTAACGGACGTTTTCCTGAATCCAGCTCAGGCTGGGGCGCATGTAGCGCGCCCGGCCGCGTTTGTTCTTGCCAGCGGCCAGCACCTTGTAGCCCAGCTGCCGCAGCTTCTTGGCCTGGGCGCGGGTGGCCATCAACGGGTTGAGGCGCTTGAAGCGGCGCATCTGCGCAGCCGTCACCCGTTGAGTCATGCCGGCGTTGTTGACGGCGGCGATCATCGAGTTCTTCTTGCGGCCCCAGCCCAGCTCCACTTCTTCGCTGGTCAGGCGCGGCACGCCCAGGGCCTTGGCCAAGCCGGTCAGCATCTTTTTCTTGCGCTTGCTGGCCCGAGGCTTAAAGCCACTGCCGGACAGATCTCGCTGATCCCGTACCCGCTTGCGCCAAGTGGTGCGCAAGCGCATGGCCACCCGGTTTAGCAGGCGTTTACGCAGGCGCGGCGGCATTGCTCGCAGGGCCAGCTGTTGCTGGGCCTCGACAAGGCCCCGAACGTCCAGATTCAGCGGGTTACGATTGGCCATGGATCACCTCGCTCTGTTCCGCAATCCACAGGTCGAACGGCACGAAGTCCCAGCGCTTGCCGAAGGCCTCAATCTCACCGGTGTCGGACTCGCTCAGGTGCTGCGATTCGATAAAGTCCAGTTGCAACTCGATGTCGGCCGTGTCGGGATCGAGCTGATCGATCTCAAACGTCGGCGGGGCCAGGTTGTCGTCTTCGCGATCGGGGTCGTTGACTTCCAGCCAGGAACCGACCAGGGCCATCAGCCGCGCCGGGTGGTCGGTCAGCCGCTCCAGGGAAATGATCGCGTGATAGCGCATGTCGCCCATGTGCAAGCCCTTGACCGTGGGCTTCCAGTACAGCGGCAAGGTGACCTGTTCGGCCCAGCTGTCGAGCTGTTCGGGCAAGACCAGGCCGCGATCGATCAGGTAAGCGGTCAAGGCGCGCAGCTTCTCCATCAGATCAGCTCCGCCGTGATGCGCCCACGGCCTTGCAGCACGCGCACGGACTGCTGGCTGTAGGACAGAAAAAGCTCATGCTGTGCAGGTGCCTCTTTGCCCAGGTTCTCGGCACTTTCCCGTCGGTTGACCGTGGCGAACTGCTGGAGCAAAAAGGCCTTGGCCCGGCAGTACGCGGCGCGCCGGTAGCTGGCCAGATAAAAGGCTTCTTTTTCCATGCCGGAGCCTTCCAGCGAGGTAAAGCCCTGGTCTTGCCAGGCGGCTTTGCGCAGGTCCAGATCCAGATTCACTTCGCCCATGCCCATGGTCAGGCCTTCCACCAGCAGTTCCGGCAGGTATTCCGCCGGCAGCCGATAGGAAGCCTGGAACTCGGCCAGTTGCAGATCCGGCCAGAAGCCGTCGTTGGGTATCGTGCGATCCACCAGGGTGGTCGGTTTGCCGCCAAAACTCATGTGCTGACCTCCTCTGCTGGACGTGTTGAATAGGGCGGGGGTTCTGCGTCAGATGGTTAGCACTGGGCTTTCATCTCGGCAGGCCCCCGCTGGGGGGGGTAGTCTTTTATTCGTGGTCGAAGCCTTGTTCGGTCTCTTGCTTGCGCAGCGCCTTGGTGGCTTCTTCCATGCGGGTTTTCACCCCGATCTCCGGATACAGCTCGGCAGCGCGGTAAAAGTGGGCGCAGGCTTTGCCCCACTGCTCGCCTTCCATGGCGATGATTCCCAGCAACTTGTGGTAACGCGCCGGGATTTTTTCGAACAGCTCCCAAGGCGTGGCACGCGGTGGCAGCTCGCGGGGGTCACCAGCGGCGGGATCGGTCAAGCCGGGCCACTTGGCGTCAATTCGCTGCAGCAGCTGCGACAGGTACGGCTCGGGGCTGCGCTTGGCCTTGTGCTCGCCGTCAGCCCAGTCGATCACCGTGTCACCGACAAAGGTCGGGATGTCACGGCGAAAGCGCTCCGGCATGGCTTGGCCTTGGCTGATCGCAAAATCGGCCAGCTCCAGCGCGGGCTCGAACTGCTCGGTGTCGAACAGCCAGACCATCACCTGCATCAGCACCGGGTTCGAGTGGTTCAACCCCGACTCGCGGTAGCGCTGCACGTATTCCAGGTACTTGGGCAGCAACTCGTCACGCTTCAGGCGTTGGCGCGCTTCCATGGCGTTCAGGTCCGAGAGCCTGGCGCAGTCCTCGGCCAGGGCACTGACCATCAGCGCCAGGTGTTTTTGCGCATTGGCCGGACCGGCCAGCGCCGTGCCGGGGGTGTACGCTTGGCCGGTCGACTCGGGGCCGTGTTCGAGCACGCGGCGTTTGTGTTTCAGCGCCAGGCTCATGGTGCAGGCGCTGCAGGTGGCAACAGCACAACGTTCGCCGCTTCGATGGCCGCAAACTTGCCCAGTTGTTCGATCACATAACCCTCATTGCGGGCGTTGTAATCCTCCACTTGGGAGCGCTTCGGGTTTTCGACAATCTGCCGACGCCAGCTGCTGTCCTGAAAGTAGATCGACAGGTTGTCCCAGGTGGTGACGACCACGCCTTTGCTTGGAAAGTACGGGCAGGTGAACGAGGGCAGACCGCCGTAGGTGGCGATCACCTGGGCCATCTCGATGCGTTCCTTTTCCGTCGGTTTGTCGCCCTGGGCGGCGTACAGCTTGCCCTTGTCGTGAGCCAGCAGATCGCGGCCGATGATGGCGATCAGGTCGCCGCCATCGCGAAACTCTTCGTCGATCATCAGCGAGACGTCGAACACCAGGCCGTCAAGGTTGGCGTAGTCGCCACCGGCGCCGATCCGGATTTCGCCATCCGTCGCGCCTTCGACCAGGATCTGTTGCGGCGCCTGTTCACGGGCGATCTGTAGCCAGCCCTTGTTCACGTCCTGCAGCAACGGGTTCGCGGTGCGGTCGGTGGTCGCGGCAATACTGGTGCCGTTCCAGCCGATCATGATCCGGTCCAGACCGATCTGTTTTTGCACGGCAGCGGCGTAGCGTTTGGCAAAGTCGGGGAACTTGGCCCAGGCGTCGATGGTGGCGTATTTCAGGCCCACGTCACTGTGGGTCTCGTACAGCTCGTAACCTTGGCCATCCAGGCCCAACACGTTGCGCGCCACGCGGTCGGTA